GCGGCGGCGGCATCCCCTCACATTGTGTAAGAGAGAGAAAGGAGCAAGGGGATGCCGCCAAGACACGCTGGTTAGTCTAGGAGTTCTCCTAGAGTTGCAGGCCCAGCTATCCCATCTGCAACTAACCCATTGGCGGATTGCCATTCTTTTAAAGCACGTTCAGTGCCTGGGCCGAAGTCACCATCTGCTGTGATACCCAATGCTTCTTGCATCATCACAACACCAACCGACTTCATACCCCTTCGTAGTACACCAATATCTTCTGGTGCAGGCACATCATCACTTGGAGAGGCAAAGGACTCATGGTCTCCAGCCTCACTACCTAGCATATGTAGTGCTTCTTTCCAGTGATGGATACGGTCTTCCAGACCAATGTAACCACCATTGATACGTTTAGTCATGGTTTTAATATCACCACTATCTGCATAACGATTTAATCCGTTCTTGTTCCAATACCAAATGGCAGACATGAGTGCAACCTCTTTGTCTTCTGAAACCATGTCGGGATTATCCACAACATCAACATCCATATCTTCTGCAAAGGAACTATAGTTCGCTTTACCTGTCAATTGGATTGGGCCTCTGCCACGATACTTCCAACCATCACCAGATTCAGTATCCCCATTCGACATACGGTTAGCATAGACTACGTTAGCAATCTTTTCTGGTTGTCTGTGATATGGTTCTGCATCCCTAGCAGCACGTTGAAAGTACTTGCCAAAGATTGCATTCAGCGCCTTAGCACTGTAATTTAGGTTCTCAGAGAATACTCTCCAACCACCACTCTCATGTCCACACTGAGCAATGAATGATGCAATACGTTCTGGTGTATTGATTTCATATTTCGGGAAGACTTCGTTCATTGCATCTACCCATCCATCTGGGTCTTTGCAATTAGGAAATAGTTTTTTGAACTGACTAGCTGTCAACATTGTTATTGACTCCTTTGATAATTGTCATTCCATCCAAAGGCTTCTTTAACTACGTTTTCAGAAAGTCCCTTGAATACCTTATGTAAGGATTTGTCTTTTGCGGCGATAATTAGTTCGGCCTCTGAGATATGCAAACCTTCAAGCATCTGAATAAACATATTCTCTTTTTTGAATCTCGGAAGGGCATCATTACCACCTTTGATAAAGTGAAAAAGTTTCCTTGACTCCCTTCGAAGTACTGTATGTTCTGTACCAGCTGCAGCTTCGTTTCTGGTGAATGGAACTTCTCCTTTTGGAATAATCCACTCTATAGCAGGGTCGAAAGATGATTTGCAAATCATTCGTAATTGTTCACAATCATGTTCTTTGAGAATTGCAATCTTCTCAGGTTTAGTTTTAGCGTTGTGTACTTTCTTTAAAATTTCAGAAAGTAACGGTGTATATGTTTTCATATTAAAAGTCTCCAATATCGTTCATAAGATTTCTCAATCTTTTATTTATAAAGTAATTTAGTAGTTTACTTCTGTCACCTTTTGGGGGCATTCTATACTCTTCTAGAATCCTACCTGTCAGTTCTTCTGGAATACACTCTAAATCAATTAGTGTTTTGTTTCGTTGATAGTTACGCATCATCTCTTCATTGAAAACATCTTCTGGTTCATGTTCAATCCAACCAGCAATCTTTTTCTTTGACATAGGTTTTTGTCGCATCTCATCTACGAATGTATTGTCCGGCGATAAGAAGTTTGGTATACCATCACTCCTATCACCCTTTAACACATGTTCCTTAATATATATATTCGGATCAATATCCTTAATAAACTTTTTAAGAACAGGTGAATATTGTTTCACAAAGTTGTGTTTTTGCAACTGTATGAAATCTTTATCACCAGATAATATTAAGATGTGTTCGAATTCATTCGGTGTCTTAGATATATGTTGACATATGACTGCAATACAATCATCTGCCTCAGCACCTTCCACTTCAATAACTTTGTAAGGGAAAGTTTCACGAATTTCATCACGAATAGCATTAAGTGTCTCAAAGATTGTATTCCAATCCAAGTCTGACTTAGCCCTATCCTTCTTACGGTTAGATTTGTAGTTGGGGAAGTATTCTCTTCTCCAATACCTTTTGCTATCATAACAAAGTACAAGTTCACCAAACGCCTCTGAAAACTTTGAACGGTACATCCGTAAAGAATTCAAAACCATATGACGAACCAAGTCCTCATCGACTTGTTTGTTCTTTGACTGATTTATTTGTACCATCAGATTACTGATAGTAACTTGGTTCATATCCACTAGAATCATAATTTTCTCACTTTATTTATATACAATGATACCACTTATCGACTCATATGTCAATAGATTTTTGGTCGGAGTATAAGGATTCGAACCTTAGACCTCTACGTCCCAAACGTAGCGCACTACCAGACTGTGCTATACTCCGTAACTGGAGCTCCCCGCCCGATTCGAACGGGCCACCTGCTGATTACAAATCAGCTGCTCTACCAAATGAGCTAGGGGAGCGTTAACTTGCACTATCGTCTGGACTTTCATCTCCAAACAATTCATCAGACACGCCTTGAATCATATCAAGGTCAATGTCCATAGTAGGTATACCATCCTCTTCTGTATAATCAATAAAGAGTTTAGTGAAATTCTGTAGAGGATGATCTAAACCACCTTCTCTGAATATCATACTTCTAATCAACTCAACCAAAAAGGCAGTGTCTCTAAGGAAATCGGGATGATCTACATCAATGCCATTCTCTGACATATTGTGTATCATATTCACTACAAGTCCCTGAGTCAAATCTTCAGTAAACAAAATATGTTCACGAGCTATACCAGCGGTGTTATCAACTTTTATTGGTTTTCCTTTTGGAAAATTTATGATATTATCTTTCTTCTTCGACATGGTGATCTCCTATCCATGTATAACCAAGGTCTGGATAGAACACGCCCTGTGTTCTTTTGGGTGTGCCATCAGCATAATATGCCATTGCAACACAAAGATACTTTATGGCACTTTGTTGATGTTCACCATAACGTGTATCGACATAATCACCATCACGCAAATAACGATGTAGATTTCTAATGTAACCTTCGTGTTGAGATACTTTTGCCTCTGCACCCTTTACCTTATCACGAACACCACGTTTAGCAGCAGACAACAAATCCTTTTGTGTCTTAATCCACATCTGCACCTTCTTCATACTAAGAGGGTCGTCATCACCACGTTCAACCACACTAGGATGAATACTTTTATATTGTGGTGGGTTCTCAGCGAGACGTTTCTCTCTAGCAAGAGCAAGACGTTCACCAGCAGCCTTCTTTTGTTCAGGCGTCATTGGTTTACGTTTCTTACGAGGTTTATTTATAGTCTCATCCGTATTTATTGTTGGGCGCCGTGCCATATCACTACCTTATTAATAACCAAATTCTTCTTTGCGTTTTTCCATATTTCTTTTGAAACGTCTCGTAGCAGCTTTCTTATCTTTCCTACGTTTAGTTCCTCTAGATTCATAGAAGGTTCTATCTCTGAGTTCTTGAAAGAACCCATCGTTTAGTAATTTTTTCTTTAAGATACGCATTGCTTTATTGACATCATTGTCACGCACCTCAACAGTCAAACCACCTTGTGGCTTGTTTTCTTTTCTTTTATTCTGGTTGTACTTATTATACCTCATTTGTTCCTCAAAAATAATTGGCCTGCCCGATAGGACTTGAACCTATAACCTACAGCTTAGAAGGCTGTTGCTCTATCCAGTTGAGCTACGGGCAGAAAATTAACCATTAGTATCGGTTAAATTTTACCCTGTGCTGTTTCCCCATATGGGAAAAAGTCACTATACTGTGAGAGTAAACTGTATTTCTCTCTATAGTATATGTGGTGTTCTGATAACATTGTTGTTGCTGACGATAACCCACAATTTGATTTTGTTTGTTTTGTTTCTTGTCTGCTTGAAATATGCCACCTAGCACCGCACCAGCTGCTGCACCGTTGTCTTTCCCAGTAATACCCTTACCAAGTAATCCACCGATAATCATTCCACCTAATACGTCCGTACCAGATGCACCACCACCACCAACATTTCCATAGATAGGAATATCGACAGTATTACAGATGGTCTCTGTATGTGGGACTTTCTTTTCAACAGTCTTATACTTGTCCTCTACAGTTGCGTCACCAGCAAATGCTGTTGTTGCAAGTAGAGTTGTCGCTAAGACAGTTCCTATAATTGTAATTTTCATAGTCTATTCCTTTACATTTATTACAAATTTACCAGTACCAAACAATTCATACCCTGTACCTTCTGGACACAAAGTAATCTTTACATAGGTTTCTAGTGTTTCGCACATTATTTTGGCAGCAACTACTGCCTCTTCTAAACTTTTATATACCATTTTTTTTATTTACTTACCATTTACTTATACATCTTATCAGACTTAACTTGTCTTGTCAAGAGGTATTAGTTCCTTTTCCTTAGTTTTTTCATTATAT